GTTGTCATTGCCGAATGATCCGCTGCTCATGGGCGACTTAAACGCTCCTCGGTACGAGGAGACAGGCGGCAAGATCAAGATTGAGACGAAAAAGGAAATGAAGGCTCGCGGCGTTGAGTCACCGAACCGCGCTGATTCACTAATCATGACGGAAATCTATGAAGGTGGAGCAATCTTACGCAAGCTCTACACGCCGCTGCACAAGAAAAACAAATCGAAATCTACAAGGAGTTGGAAAACGATCTAAATGGCTGAAGAGTACAGTACGTCCGATGATTCTAAGCTCACAGAAAAAGCTAACGATCAAAAACTCCTTGAAAAATTAGATAAGTGGTTCCGCTACTCTGTCGATCACCCCTCCTGGAAGCGTGCTAAAGACAACATGATCAAATGCTTTCAATATCGTGAAGGGGAGCAGTGGTCCACATCAGAACTAGCTACTTTAGAGGAACGTGGACAGCCGCCAACGGTGAATAATCAGATTGCTGTCACGATTAACAAGCTGATTGGCGATTTGACCGACCGTAAGGCACGTACAGGCTTCCGGGGCCGCAATGAACCGGCTGACGCAGAGATTGCCAACACTTTAACAGACATTTTCTTGTACATCCGTCAATCGAATGATCTTGAATTCGAGGAAGTGGACATGGCGGACGATGGATTTACATCCGGCTTCGGCGTGATGGAAGTGTACGTTACATTCGATGATTTAATGCAACCCACCATCAAAGTGAGGCAAGAAGATTCGTTAATCGTGTTTCCTGATCCTGATTCGCGCCGTTACGATTGGAATGACGACGCGCGATTTATCTTTCGGGCTAAGTGGTTCGATCAAGACGAGCTTGAAGAAAAGTATCCCTCGGCAAAAGGGATACCGGCGAACGAAAGGGGAGCTGTCAGCGATACCGGGCTTCTCACTTCTATTGATACGTTCCGCAATGAATATTATTTCGATGAGAAGCGCAAAAAGGTAAGGATCATCGACGGAGAGTATCAAACTTTCGAGAAAGAAGAAATCTACGCCGTTGCTGATCCCGCTGGGGTGCTGCCTGTGTGGCTCCCGAAGGAAGAAGGCGACAAGATTAAAGCGGACGCTGAAAAAACCGGAGTTAAGTTTGAATCCCTCGTCCGCATAAAAAAGGCAATCCATCGAGCGGTATTTACTGGCGGTAAGATTTTAGAAAAAGCCGTCACCAGTCAAAAATACTATTCGCTGATTCCTTATTTCATGTATCGGCGGAAAGACGGCGGGCCTTACAGTCTCGTCACGTTGGCTTTGTCGCTTCAGGACGCAATCAACAAGAGGGAAAGCAAAGCCCTTCATCTTCTGAACACAAATCAAACGGTGGCCGAGAATACAGCTTTGCTTGACAAGGATCAGTTTGCGGAAGAGCTAGCAAAGCCTGATGGCATCGCACTTGTTACGGATGGAGCCTTGTCAAATAGCAGGGTGCTGCTCCGCAACAACATCGAGCTTGCAGCGTCACAACATCAGATGCATCAAGCAGCGCAAGCCAACTTTCATCAAGTGACGGGAGTGAATCCCGCTGCTGCGTTCGACACCGGGGAGCTGCGCGGGAATGCAGCATTGAAATCGAAATTCAGCGAAGCCGGAAAGCCGGTGGCGCGTATCTTCGAGAATCTACGCCGCACCCGAAAGATTCTTGCGCGTGTGATGCTGGATAGAGTGCAAACTTTCATCACGGCTGAGCAAGCCATGTTGATTACGGACAGTGAAAACAAAGCCAAGTCGATTTCGTTGTCTCAAGACATGGTGCAGCGCATTAAGTCAGCGCAGTATGACGTGGTTGTGGAAGACATGCCGGATGTGACGAACATCCATCAAGAGCAGTTCGCGTTGCTGTTGCAATACTTGCCTCAGATCCTTCCGCATGGTCCGTTTTGGACTAAGTTTTTGCTAAAGGCGTCGGATCTACGGGATAAGGAAGAGATGATAACTGGATTAGATAAGATGAGCGGTCCGCCTCCTGTGCAACCGCGCATTTCGATTCAGGGCAACATTGACAAGCTTCCTCCTATCGAACGTGCAAAGCTTTGGGAGCTTATGGGAGATCCCGAGCTGGCCGCGATGGTGAGAGAAGCGAACATCATGACGAGTGACGAACTCGAAGCAACCGTGAGCCTTGCAAATTCTAAAATTCAGGCTCAATCGAAGCCAGATAAGGAGAAATCAAAATGACGGTGTGGATTTTAGTGCTGGTGTATGTGTTGGGCGGACAGGTGCGGTTGGAAACTTCAGAACACAAGACCGAAGAGGCTTGTCAAGAAGCCGGGAATAAACGAATTCAAGTACAGGAAGCCACTGCGGGGTTTGGTCCTGGTCTCTTTGCACAGTGTGTGCCAGTGGAGCGTATTGAAATATGAAAGCTGGCATAGCTTTCTTATTTCTTAGTGTGCTTCTCTCCGGGTGCTTTGGATTTTCAAAAGAAATGCTTGAAGAGCTAGCGAAAGACACCGCTTCCTTTTGCGGCAAAGTATCAGCTTCAGGCGGTGCAGCCGGAATGGCTGGAATGTTACCGTCCGGTGGCTACGGCACCTCGACTTTAGAGTTTTGCCGAAGCAATCAACCGGATGCAAAAGTGACGATGGACGACAAGGGGATTTCAATCGAGCATGGCAAATAAAGAAATTCACATTCCATTTGATCAGATCAACGACTCGCGCACGATCACGAAAGTGAATCAGCGGTTGATGGCTGAACGTGACATGGACATCCACAAGAATGAAGCTATCGATATCATCGATGATCATTCGGCACAGAAGCGAGTCATTAAATTAAAGAAAGTCAAATACTACGGCCCTTGGAGTCACCGTGGCTAAGAAAAAGAAAAAGTCAAAACCTCGTTATTAAGTCTCGTCCCAATCAACGTTAGCGAGCGATCCGGTTCTCCGTATCGCTCTTCCTAAACCTAAATTGAAAGAGAGTATATGGCAGATCAAATCGAATCACAATCTTTGGATACTATTTTTAACAGCCCGTCGTCCGATGCCCCGGCATCTTCAACGCCCGAGGCTGCAAAAAGCAGTGAGTCAGAACCAACCCCTACTTCAGAGTCTTCGCCTGAAAAGGCCGATGCTGAAAAAGCAGAAGGGGAAAAACAACCTGACGATACCGCCACCTCTAAGGAAGGCGAGAAGACAGAAGAGAAGTCAGTAACCACTCCTGAAGCGCAGACAGCCGAAGCTAAGAGCGCCGCTGAGAAAGCGGCCACTGAAGCGGATGCTAAAGCGGCACAGGAAACTACTTTTGAAAAGCGGTGGAAGGACACCGTATCATGGGCCAATCAGCTTAAGCAGGAGAATGGACAAATAGCGGCGGCTCACCGGGAGCTGTTGAAGCAAGTCGAAACTCTTAAAAAGCAGATTGCAGATCCAGAATACGATCCGGCCACTGATCCGGCCAACCAAGGACCATCCTCGGAAGATATTGCAAGTCAGGCGCTAATAGTCGGCAAAACTGTTGCTTCCCGAAACTCTGCAAATCAAACCTATGGAAAAGAGCAGGTGGATAACGCCCTCACTCATTTCCACGGGATTTTTAAGGACGATGCTTTGGTGCAACAGAAGGTGCAGAATTCAGAATCGCCCATACATGAGGCAATCAATCAGGTGGAGCGCCATTACTTCGAAGAGAAGTATGGAAACACTCCTCAAGCTATGTATGCAGCTATCGAGAAGGAAGTGACGGACAAACAACGTGCTTCTTTGCGAAAAGAGATTCTGGAAGAAATCAAAACCGGCAAAAGTAAAAAGAGTGGAGTGGTTGAAGGCTTGTCTTCCTCACGCGGGAGTAACGGAATAGATCGCGCAGAAAACGCGAAGAACACCGATACACCGCTCACCAGCATTTTCAGTTAATTAAAAATTCTTGGAGGAAAATAAGTAGTGTCTTACGTAGAAATTTTAACGGATAACGGTCTCACTCAAGAGCAGTGGGACAACAAGATCTTTACCGAATATCTCGGGATGCTTCAATGGAAGCATTTCATGAGCACCGGCCAGGATGCGATTATCCAAGTCAAAGAAGAACTCACCAAAGAAGACGGCGATGCTATTACCATCGGTATGCGTGGCCGTGTTGTTGGTGGACGAGTAACCGGAAATTCCAAAGGTGTTGGCAATGAAGGCACCATGGAGTTTTTCAATCAACGAATCACTATCGACAACTACCGTCGTCTAGTGAAGTTTGAAAACGTGAAGATGACCAAAAAGCGCGTTGGCTTCAACGTGCTTGAGCAAGGCAAAGCAGCGCTGGAAGACGAATTCGCGGAAGACCTTGATGATGATATCACGGCGGCGCTGGAAGATACTGCTTCCGGTCGCGTTCGCGGTCGTTACCTGTACGGTGCGGCTGATTCCAATTGGAATGCCACTCACGCCACTGCTTTGGCGAACGTAGACAGCGCCAATGACATGCTCACCACAGACATTATCGAAATCGCCAAACGGAAAGCGACCATCCCCGTCAATGCCCTTACCAGGATGAGACCGATGCGCGTTAAGAGCGGCAAAAATTTCGAGCAATGGTTTTGCGGTAAGTTTCATACCTACAGCATCCGAGATTTGCGCCGATATGACGCAGCTTGGGTTAATGCGAAGTTGAACCTTCCGCCTCAGAGCAACGATATGTCGCCTCTGTACACTGGCGCGAGCTTCAAGGGTGCCTGGGAAGGCGTTCTTGTGTATGAGTATGACAGGCTTTCTCTTTTGCCTACTGATGGTGCTTCGAGCATTCAGTTGTCGCATGGGCTGCTGCTTGGTGCTCAGGCTGCTGCGGTTGTTTGGGGCCAGCGTTCGAAGTTTGGCGAAGAGTCACAGGATATTGGGCACACCAAGATCTATGAGCTTCACGAAATTCGTGGAATTCAAAAGCTGGTGTTTGACCGTTCCACTCCCGAAGATAACGGCGTGGTGCATATCTTCACTGCTGCTGTTGCCGACTAAAAGGAGACTAAATGGCTACTGGTTTTAATGGTAAAACTCCGCCCACGGTGCTCCCGGCAATCGGAAGCTTCATTCCGCTGATTCCGTTTTCGGCTACGCCTGAAAACGCAACGTCAATGGAAATTGTGTTTCCCCAATTGAAAACGATTCGGGGAGCCATGATCCAAGTGCAGGATAGCGGGAACAACATCGTCAACGGTGATACCGAAGCGGCTGTGTTTGCGGACGTAACCTTTTCGGGAAACACGCTCACTATTGCAGACGGAACCGATTTTGATTTGTCAGCCTTTACGGCGGGGCGGATCTTCGGACTCGTTTGGGGTGACGCGAAGTTATAAACGTAAAGATGGAGAATGGGTGCCTGTGTTGCCTTCAACTGATGTTGGGTAGCCGACCGTTCTCCCCTTGAATAATCTCTAGGAGAAAAAATGAGTCAACGAGCACGCGAGTATTATCTACAATTGGTTAATACTCGCACCAAGAAACCTATCAATGATGACAGCGGCGACTTCCAGGTCTATCAGCCCGGCACTCCCGTTCGGCAAACTATTCGCAGCATCGCGGGTGCCACTCTCACTCAAGAGGTGGTCGGTACTTCCTTCATTTCCCGTGACATGAC